ATAAAATGCCGGAAAAATATAACATGCTGATTCTATTGGTTGTTTTACTGTCGGGCGACTTCTTTCCCTTACTTCTCTCTTTCACCACCCCCTCATACATATACACACGGGGGTATATATACGCGCGATGGGAAATATAGAGAGGGAGAGAAAGAAGGGAAATAAGGGAAAGAAGATATATCTTATTAATATATATACTCTTTTTTTAATAGTAGTTTCACCTTTTTTCTCCCTTTTTCACCCTGACCGTTTTTTAGGAGGCCTTGACCGTGATTGACATCAAGATACAGCCGATATCGAACAGCACCGGGAGGAGGTTCGTGGCCCAACACCACTACGCCGTCATCTGTCCTCCCATAACGAAGCTCTCCCTGGGCCTCTTTGCAGGTGACGACCTGGTCGGGGTGGCGCTCTGGGGATACGGGACCCGGCCGAGGCACACCATAAAGAGGATTTTCCCGTCCCTCGACGTGGAGGACTACCTCGAGCTCAACCGCCTGTGCGTACTCGACTCGATGCCCAGGAACACGGAGAGCTTTTTCCTTGGCACGATGGCCGCATACATCGGGGAGCATTTGCCGGGCGTAAAGCTCCTCTACAGCTGGGCCGACGGGCTACGGGGAAAGCCCGGATATGTGTACCAGGCATCCAACTGGCTCTACGGCGGCCACATCTGGTCGGAGTTCTACATGACCGGGGAAGGCGAGGTGGTCCACCCGAGGCTCATCATCACCCGGTACGGCACCCGGAAGAAGTCCGTGACGCTCGCGCTGGGGCTTTCGAAGGTGCGGGGATTTCAGTTCAGGTATCTGAGGTTCCTGTGCTCGCATGGGGAGAGAAAGAGGCTTCTGAGGGAGTCGCCGTTCGATTGGTTCAGCAAATACCCGAAACGGAAGGACTTGAAGTGGGTCATCGAGGCGGAGGAAGGCTCAAGAGAGAGCCGGGAGCTACCCAGGCTCCAGGGGTCGGGGCGGTTCCGGCACTCCGCTCCAATTAAAGGAGGTACGCCATGCATTTTGAGGTAAAGGGGCTTAAGGAGTTGAGAGACGCCCTGGACCCCAAGAGGTACAAGAAGGTCGCCACGCAGGTGCTCAATAAGCTCGGCTCGCAGGGTAAGACGGCCATAAGCCGCGAGGTCAGGAACACCTACAACATCAAGCGGGACCGACTGGACTCCGGGTTCTACATGAGACGGGCCACGTGGGAGAACCTTGCCGTACTCCTCAGGTACAGGGGTAAGACGCCGGGCCTGCAGCGCTTCGACGCCCGCAGGACAAACAGGGGCGTGACCGTAAAGGTCAGGAAGTCCAGCGGAAGAAGGGTGGTACAGGGCGCGTTCATGCCCAAGAGGATTATCGGCGTCTATAAGCGCGAGGGCATGGAGAGGTTTCCCATAAAGAGGCTCTACGGCCCGGACGTGCCCGGCATGGTCAACACCGTCGGAGCGGATGCGGCGCAGAGGATCATAGACGAGAAGGCTAACAAGCTACTCGCGCACGAGTTCGAGTACGAGTTGAGTAAAAAATGACGGGTCCCTCTGGCAGCATGGGCGTGCGGGTGCTGCCGAGCGCGGGATTCAGCTTGCGTCGGAGCCTGAATCCAAGTTGACGGTTGACAGAAGAAACGGAGACGAAAAGTGAACGAAGCCATCAAAATGTCCAGCCGGATTGAACTCTGGCCTCTTGAGAAGCTAAAGCCATACGCGCGTAACCCGCGCACGCACACCCCGGAGCAGGTTGCTAAGGTTGCGGCCAGCATCGTGGAGTTCGGCTTCACGAACCCCATCCTGGTCGACGCCAACCAGGGCATTATAGCCGGGCACTGCCGCCTCATGGCGGCGCAGAAGTTAGGCCTTACGACCGTGCCGATAATAGAGCTTACGCACCTCTCCGAGGCGCAGAAGCGTGCCTATGTCATCGCAGACAACCGGCTCGCCCTGGACGCGGGCTGGGACATGGAACTCCTTGCCAGGGAAATGGCGGCCTTGAAGGACGAAGGCTTCGACGTGGAGCTTACAGGATTCTCTGGAGATGAAATAGACGAGCTTCTCGACTCCGGGGAGGCCGGAGGCCTTACGGACGACGACGAGGCCCCGCCGATGCCCGAGGAGGCAATAACCGTCCCCGGGGACGTCTGGACCCTTGGCAGGCACCGTCTCCTGTGCGGGGACGCAACTGTACTTTCGGACATTGAAAAGCTCATGAAGGGCGACATGGCAGACTGCACGTGGACGGACCCGCCCTACAACGTCAACTACGGCGAGAAGGCTGAGATGCTCGATAAGTACCAGAAGGGACACAGGAACACGTCCAGGATACTCAACGACAACATGGACAGCAAATCGTTCTACGAGTTCCTCCATACGGCGTTCACGAACGTCTACGCCGTCTCGAAGGCCGGGGCCGCCATATACGTGGCCCATGCCGAAACCGAGGGCGTGAACTTCCGGACGGCCTTGAAAGAGGCTGGGGTCTACCTGTCCTCATGCCTCATCTGGCGCAAGAACGCCCTTGTCCTGGGCCGCTCGGACTATCACTGGCAGCATGAGCCTGTCCTCTACGGCTGGAAGGATACCGGCGCTCATCGCTGGTTCGGGGGCAGGGACAAGACAACCATACAGGAGTTTGAGGGCGCGCCCTTCCAGCAGATAGGCGACAACGAGTGGCAGATACCCCTGGGAGAGACGACCCTCATCGTAAGGGGCGACAACCTCACCGTTGAGGCGGCCCACGGCACGGTCTTCTTCGAGGAGAAGCCGAGGAGCAGCCCTGAGCACCCGACCATGAAGCCGGTTGCGCTCATCGAGCGCATGGTCTGCAACTCTACCAAGAAGGCTGACATCGTGATCGACCCCTTCGGAGGCTCCGGCTCAACGCTCATCGCGTGCGAGAAGACCGGGCGCTCGGCACGGCTTCTGGAGCTCGACCCAAAGTATTGCGACGTGATTGTAAGACGCTGGCAAGACTATACGGGGAAAATGGCTACGCTTGAGTGCGACGGAAGAACATTTGCCGAGGTGGAAAAGAAACGAGGAGGGGAATTCGGTGATGGAGTGTCTTAATCAATGCGCTGCTTCGTACCGGTTGCGGATGAGGTGCTCGCCGTCGGCCATGCCAACCACCCAGAACCTTTCGTTGCAGCCGAGGATTACCATCTGCATCTTGTGGCACCTGTCCGCGAAGCTGAACGCGTGGTTCCTGTCCATGAATTCGAACCTTGTGATCCTTTTCGCGGCGATAATCTCTGTGGTCATGGTTTCCTCCAGTGCGTTTTTCATGACTCAATTAGGCGCTTTTGGGGCGGGAAAATCAAGCGGAATAGATAGAAAATCGAGGTAATTAATGCGCAAAAATCTTAAACAGATACCTGTAAGATGCAAAGGCAACCGTTATCTCCCTTACGACAAGCTCAAGACCTTCCAGGGCGACCTGAAGGAGATGACGGAGGCCAATGCCGAAAAACTCAAGGCTTCTATCCTCAAGTATGGCTGGGTGGCCCCGGTCTTCGTCTGGGGAAGCGACTACATCCTCGACGGGCACGGCAGGCTTTTGGTGCTCGGCGAGTTTCTGAAGGAGGGCTACACGATAGGCGACCTCCCTGTGGTGGATATCGAGGCGCAAACGAAAAAAGAAGCCGCCGAGATACTCCTGGCCATAAACTCCAAGTACCAGACCATCACGGATGATGGCTTATACCAATTCATGCACGAGATGGACCTGAATCTCGAAGACCTGTCCATCTTCGAGCTTCCTGATATCGACTTCAAGGACTTCGAGGCCGAGTTCTTCTCCGAAGAAGGGGAAGCGGTTGAGGAAGGAATCCCCGAGGTCCCGGCGGAGCCAAAGACCAAAAGAGGCGACATCTATGTCCTCGGAAGGCACAGGCTCCTCTGCGGGGACAGCACGAATCCCGAGGACATAGAACGACTCATGGACGGGAAGAAGGCCAACCTCGTCATCACATCGCCGCCCTACTTCAACCAGCGGGAGTATTCCTTTTGGGAGAGCTACGACGCGTTCCTTCTGGATATGGAGAAGGTCATCCAGAACATCAAGCGGGTGGTAAAGGAGCCGTTCGCAGTCTGCTGGAACACCGGAGATTCGGTAACCGACAGGCTCGACATCCCGGCCGATGAGTCCGCGCTCTTTACGAAGGCGGGCTTCCTCTATCGAGACAAGCTCGCCTGGATAAAGGCCGGGGCGGTCCTCTCTATCCCCCGGAACGGCCACATCGGCAACGGCAGATACTTCCCGGCCCTGGCATGGGAGCCTGTGCTTGTATTTACGGGTGAGAAGCATCCGGGGTTCGAGCTTGCGGACATAGACGAGGT